TAGTCATCGGTAGTACATATAAATTGTTCTCTATTAGGAGTAACTCGTATTATATTAAATACATCTCCAATTTTTACCACCCTGTAGCTTATTTGAGCAAAGGAGACCATTCATCTAACTCCATCTCCTTAATAATCTGTTCTTTCTCTTCATAACTGTCAGTAGCACAGAATGGTAAGAAGCTACAGCTATTAAAATAACGATTACAAGAATGAGTATACATAGGAGCATGAGGTACTTCGTTAACCCAATCACGCTCTATTAATACACTACTTACAAACCAGTTAGCCCACTTCTCAAACATAATATTAGTCCGTGGGACATATTCCCGTCTAATACCTTCGGCTGGTATTTTTCCAATAGGAATACGCATCCCTGAGACAAGAGCATGATTACAGGGAAGGTTAGTAAAAGTAGTTGAAGCTAAACAGTAACCAGTAATTTGGTGACTAAGTATCCACTGTGATAACCAAGAGTCATCCAATCTTGACCCTGTTTTCTCCTCTATTATGATTAAGTCTTTATCATTCCAGTGCAAACCATCTAACTTACCTATAAAACGTGTCTTCAATTCTGCGTCGTAGCTTTCCGTTTCATAAGAAACATCTACTACAATGTCGAATGGTATCTCAATGCCTATGTCAGTGTCTTGGTCTTCGGGATCACGTATCCATATAGGATAGCGTTCCATATCATAAGCGTCAATATAAGCTATAAGACTTTCGGATATGTTAGATAAGGTTCTACGTGTGTCTGAGATATCATCGTAGAAGTTGCAGGATTCAAGTGTTTCAAGGACGAAGTTAATACAGTTAGTTCGTATTGTCGCTCCAGATTGAAGGACGTTGTGGATACGTGAATGCCTATCATCCCCAAACAATCTAATGCTATGCTTCTCCGCATTAGCTCTGCCTTTAGTATCTTTAACTTGGTAATTCTCATATTGGAACAAGCGTACAGCCGAGAAAGCTTCGTGTGCAGCGGCTCCAGCTTCCAATGCCATTGATCGTGACGATCCTGGCATCCTCTTATGATGTGAGTAACGTAAGATGCCCCATGTAGGACAAGTATTGATAGCAGATAGTTTAGTGTGATCATAAGCCGGTAAGTGAGCATCTTCATCTGTAGCCATCCTTGTCTTTAGGTTTGAGATTCTAAATGTCATATCTCTCTCCTACAGCATTTTTAACTGCTTCGACAGTCTCAGTAATACCGGCTGTTACATCTACAACCTGATTCAAGAGCTGTGTTAGAGCTGTAAGTTCTTGGCCTAGTGCAGATACTTCCTCTGCAATATTAGCAATAGTATGCACCAACAGGGGATCATGGTTACCTTGTAGTGCTTCTCTAACTTCCCTGCCCTTCATATCGCTTCCATCTCTAATTCAATAGCACGTAACTTACTATTACGTAGCTCTAGTTTATCCATAGCCTTATCTGCTCGCTCTAATTCCTTCTCGAACATCTTAAGCTGCTTCTCCCACATACCTTCTAGCTTGAACTTTCTTGCTTCTGCTTGCATTAGTGAGAGTTCTTCATATACCTTGACTGGTTGCATACGTCTATCACGTATAGCAATGACTAAGCCTTCTCTTTCTTCTGGTGTAAGCTTAGTAAGGTCAGCTAAGGCTATAGGAGTATCAGCTTTCATCTATCCTCCAGTGTAGTAACTTGATAGTAAGTGTTACCACGTTTAGGTTTCTTAGCAGCCTTTAATGCAGCGTCTACCATGTCCTTATCCACACCAGCACGTGCTAAGGCAGTTACTAGGTCTACAATGAGAGTAGTTTCGCCATCCTTATTCTGTTTCTTGCTGAATGAGAAACTGTTAGAGCTATATATCTGCTTAGTCTGTCCAGCTACACCATCGGAATCATCACTAAGCTTATCTAATTCCTTCTTAGATGTATCAAATTCTTTCTTAAATCTACTGTTGAGCATTGAGTGTACGATGTAGTTAGCCATGCTTAAGTGACGGTCCATACCTAGAGTTACTGCTTCATTATCAGTGCTATCACTTTCATAATACATTTCTAGTTTCTTAAGCACTACATCAACGATGATATCTATCTCATTAGATAGTTCAGCCATTATGACTGCTAACTCTGATGCCTTCATGCTTCATCTTCCTTATAGAATGGAATAGATAAGGGCTTAAGTAATTCATCTTCACGCTTACGTTTCAATGCCACTTTAGCTGACTCGAATAGATTGTCTGATATAACAGTATCACCATAAGCAAGTTGAGCATCAAAGTTAACAGAGATGTTATCACTACCATAATTCTCAGTATTAATGGATAACCTAACACGCACATCTTCACCATTAGCACGTATCCATTGTACTACAGTACCGAACATCTTACATATCTCTTCATGTATTTGTTCGTTAGTAAGACTAGGATCATTAGCTACCATAGGCTTAAGGTCCATGTGAATCTCTTGATCATCTGTTACTAACTCATAGTCACCAGCATCAATCCAATCCTCACTGTCATCATTGCCTACTGCTACATGAACGGTTGTAGTTTCGTATGCTAGTTGATCTTGATCTTGTAATACACGTACTATCTCTCCCGTACCATCTTCTGTGATACGGCGAATTAAATCATTCTCTTTAAACATAGTCCTCTCCTTTTAAATTAAAGCGGGAGAGAGTGAACAGGGGGAACACTCTCTCCCTATAGCTATGGCTCGTAGAGTTTGAACAAACAAACTTACGCAGCTAATTCAGTAAAGCTTTCAGTATTAAGCCATGACCTGACCTGATTTTCTCTATTCATTAGTGTTGATGCTGAGTTGTCTTGGCCTGTTTCACGGATCTTAAAATCTCCCGTATTCTGTGAGGCATAAAATGTAGCGGCTGAGTATAAAGCCCACACCGTTCGGCCATGTGATTGTGTTTCAATACGGAATTGACGCATAAGTTGTTCAACCCTTCTTTCAGACACATTAGGCATCGCTTTGAAGCATTCTTCTGCATCTTCATCACATATCTCCTTACCTACCCACTTGCTCCATTGCTCTGTTTGTTTATAGAATATGTCAATGGAGTTACGTAGTCTATCAGTCAATTTAGGTACAGAAAGACCAGCAGTATGTTTCTTAATGATCATATCATATGATCCTGTGACCATACCATTCGTACAGAAGAAGTCGATGGCTCCGTGGTAAAACTTGAAGCTGGATGAACCATCATACCCGTTAACAATGATAGTTCTAAAGGCGATATCTGATCGCTTAGATTCAATGTCAGCACGAATAGATGGGAAGATGTAATCTCTGATAGATGTACCTCCCATGTATGAAACTCTGTCTCGTCGTTGTACTCCATGAAGTTCCTCACTAGTTAGTGTCTCCATGAATGTATCTTCGACTCCCTCACAGAGTTCTTTGTTATGTAATACCTTATAGTTCTTACCGACTAAGCCAATAGAATGTGGTTCATCTTCCCATAGTCTTACTATATGTTTATGACTAGGGTCTTCGTAGTAACCATCTCTACCTTTGAAGTAAGCTGGTCGTTCCCATACGTCAAAGTATAGGTCTGACTCATCACTAAATGCTTCTGGTTTGGTGGGAGTTAGTTGGATGATGTTATTCATAGTACCTCCTTATCCTTTATTGGACAATAGAACACTTTTACCACAAAAGAGGAGCAAAGTCAAGGTGTTTCATGCTTTGTCTTTGTGACTTCTTCTGTTGTTAATTGCTGTGATAGTTTCTCTAGAAACTCCGTATAACTTAGCGATGGTGGAATGTGTTTGTCCATTACTAAGTAAGG